CAGGTTTCCGCCCGAGTAGCCCTGACCGCCACTTGGACCGCAACCGTCCATACCGCCCGAGTAACCCTGACCGCCCGTGAAGGGATTGACCGTGCCGACTGCTCCACCCATCATACTCATACCACCCGAGTAGCCCTGACCGCCACTCTTATCAAAGAAACCCGTGGCGGATTCTACACCCATCTGATGACCGTCGCCCCTATCACGGAATGAACCTTCCGCAAAGCCACTACCACCGCTCATGTCTTCCGCATCGTTGCCGTAGTAATACACGGGAGGTAAGTCTAAATCGTCATTAACGATGTTGTCTTCTGCGTCTCTCTTAGACGCATTACCCATTTGAAATAGCACACCAGCAGAAGAACCATTACCAGCATAGCCACCTCGTCCATCTACTGGACTGTAAGCATAGAGGTGAGCGTATCGTTCGTCAATGTCATTCAACTTATCTGCGATTGCTCGGTTATACGGATTGTCGTAAGGCATCTTTTTATTATATAGCAATAATAAAAATAATATAGATATATCGGAATTATGGCTCAAACTGGACTCCAATCGTCGCACCTGCTTGAAGGTAGTTCGGAGAAGCCTGATACTGTTGCGTCCAATAAACAACATAGGTGGAAGTGTCAAGAGCGTTGGCGGAGAAGACGCCGAGACCCCATTCGGAGGACGCAACGGCGGTAGGCGACACCACACGGCAATGAGGAACGCCAGGAGTGCCTCCTACAACGGTTCGGACAATAGAGAGGAGTCGGGACGAAGCACTGAACTCGGCGGGATTGACGACCGCACCTACACCAGCGATGAGGACGAATGACTGCTCGTAGATTTTGTTAGAATAGACTTCCAATTGAGACATTCTTTTTATTATAGGACAATAATAAAAATAATTCGTTGTATTTCCACTTTATGGAGCGAACTGAACGCCAATCGTCGCACCCGCTTGAAGGTAGTTCGGAGAAGCCTGATACTGACGAGACCAATACACCGTATAGACTGATACATCTGTAATGACGCTGGAATAGACACCAAGCAACCAGACCGAACCACCTGCGACGGCGATGGGACTGATGACGGCACAGTGAGGAGTGCCGACTACACCAGGGACTGCTCCCAGGGACTTGCGGACAATGGAGAGCAACTTACACGAGCCGTCCCAGTTGGCGGTGGCGACGGGAGCGACGAGACCAGCGACAAGAGTAAAGTCAGCGGAGTAGATTTGGTTTGATACGACTTCAAGTTGCGACATCTTTTTATTATAGGGCAATAATAAAAAAATACTAAAGTAATCCGTAGGTTTTGTCGGAGGAATGGAGGATTGAGGATATGGACCTTATTTGACACTTTCCAGCCAAAACATAACTCATCGGACGGCATCTCGTTTTCTGGCGAAACCGTCCCCAAAGGTCCATATCCTCCATGTTCCATTTATTTCGCCATCAGTCGGTCCGCCAACTTCATGCGACCGCCACTTGGACCGCCACCGCTTGGACCGCCACCGCTTGAACCGTAGCCCATCGCACCGAGAGCCTGGTTCGCCATCTTCGCCATGGGGTGGTCTGACTTAGCGAGTTCAGCCTTGCCGTGCTTCAACAGATGAGGAAGGACACGACCCGCCACTGACTTGATGGAATCAAGGAAGCCACCGCCGACCATACGCTTGACGCTGGACTGGAAGTATGGCTCTTGGGCGGAGGCGGAAAGGACATCTGCCTTGGTGAGAATACCAGTGTAAGTGCTGGAAGTTCCACGCTCATTCACGAAGAGACCGCTATTCATCGTAATTAATACAATCTCTGGTGTAATGCTATAAGAAAACTGATTGTAGCACCGAATAGTGATTTGGAGGTTAAAATTTCCCAAAGAACCAGCCGAATAATAGTCCTCGGTCAGTTGAATATCCTTACCAAACTCCAGCACCAGGAGAGAACCCGAACCAGCGAGACGACGACCGCAACCAGAGGCGGGGTCGGGAACAGTTGCGAAACCACTAAACTCATTCCACGACTGATTACTGCCGTTCTCCACGGAGTATCGGTAGAGGTCTTGCTGAGTAGCAGAGGCAAGAATACCAGACTGGTTATTGAAGTTAATGGAAACACCCTGGATACACAAGAACGCATCAGGCTGACCCCAAGCAGTCTGGTTAAGGGGAGTGCGAACCTGAATGATAAGACGGTCGGGAATTTGATTGAGTTGAAGGGAGGAAGTGGAAAGGGCGACGGGCGAGACCTGAAGAGCAACATTGGAAGCAGTAACCGCTGGGTTGTAAGATGAGGCAACAGTAATGCCTGGTGAAGTGATAAACCGAGGCAGTTCGTAGAAGGGGACAGCATTGCGAGAAGGCATGAGGTCCGATGGGTGAGGCGTGAGGAAGTTGAAGATGAGTTGCGAACCAGCGAACGACACGACGGAAGCCGAGGTGATGAAGGTGTTGTTGAAGGGACTCGTTCCCGCACCAGTGTTGGTGAGAGCCGAGCGGAACACACGAGTCGCATCACCGATGTTAAACACAAAGTTCATATTCTGAACGCCGTAGAAACCCTGGTTATTGCTCTTGGGGTCAGCAAAGATGAAGGGCGATAGGAGCAGAGGCTCAGTAACCGTGAATTGAATGTAGATGTCCTGAGCCACACCATTGACAAGGGGTGTCGGGAGAGTGATGGGAGGAGCAGAGAGAGACGAGTTTGCGGTCGTTCCACCAATCGCATCAATCTGGAAAGCACCACGAGAGAACAGGTCGTTGTCGGCGGAGTTGTTCCAGCCACCGAGCGAGTTGAGGTTTGAACCAACACCCGAGGCATAGTCGGCGAGAAGGTCAAAAGCAACCGGAGTCATGCCGTTGTAGCGTTCCAACTCACGACGGTCGTTGAAGCGGAGAAGAGCAGGGAGGACATCACGAATGTTGATAGAAACGGAGTTGTTGTTGATAGTAGCGGTCATGACCGAAGCCAACTGGTGGAGCGGGAACGGGGCGAGAGCGTCCGTAAGGGCGAGGTCAATCGGCATCTGACCTGCGTTCTGAGCCGTGCCTGTAACCACCAGTTTCAGCAAGACCGTTGATTTCCACATGACACGACGGTCAATAATCGTCTGTTCCGATGGAACTTGAATGTTCCACGAGCAAGACGACGGAGTCTGCGAAATGGCGACGAACTGCGAGGACGTCATGTTCTGACCTCCCTTATGGACGGCGTAGGAGACGGCATCGGTCACATTCAGGCGGTCATCTTTAACCAATACCTTGGTAAAATCTTGACTCATTCTTTATTCTACCCATAGATAAAAAAATTATAAAGTTTTCTTAACCGCCTTACAAGTCGTCCAGGTCAATGTTGTTGTAGTTCTTCTTTCGGAATAGAATCTTCATGTTGCCTACGCAACCCGAACCGACCAAGAAGGGGTGAATCAGACCATAGTTGTCCTTCCAGAAGACTTGAATGTCAATCTGGTTGGCGGGGGACTTGCCGTATAAATCCACCAGGCGGTATTCTCCACTCGGGACATAGTTGATGTCTGAAATGTAGCCCGAGGTCGCATTGACACCCACCTGGAAGTCTGTGACGATGGGGAATACATTTGCCGAAGAACCTATCGTGATGTTGTTCGGACTCGTGCCGTTAAGGATAAGAGGCAGACCCACATTCTCCATCACCACAGGAAGCAAGGTGGAAGAGAACACAATAGACTGGACGGGGTTAAACAGACCCGCCGTGGTGTTCTGCTGGTATTGCTGGATTGCCGTATATTGATTTGTTGTCACACCCACTGGCGAGAAGGTCTTAACGATGTAGAGACCCGCACCATAACTTGTATTGAAGTTGATGTAAGAATACAGGGGACTCTCTGGTGGGACATTAGGATACACATAAGGAAAGGTGTCAAACAGAGTAGAAAGTGCCTGGTTAAAGTAAAGATAGATGGGTTGAAACTGAACCACATTGTTGAACGCATTGTTGTCAGCCTGGACGAGGATAGTAGCATTAGAAAGATTCCAATTGACGGTGGGAGGTTGGTAGTTATTCTCCGTTGCTGGACCTGCGACCGCACCCGTCATATGAATGAGCGGAGGTGTAACCACACCTGCCGTGCTATTCCAACACGCACCATTCAGACCCCAGAAGGCATTAACGAGAGCGTAATTCACCATTGTCATCATGGTATTGTAGTTATATATGTAGTAGTATTGACCCGTAATCTCAGTAAGGGAGAGAGCCTGGTTGTTGGTAGGATTCCACACGGGAGGTGCTTGGGTTGCGTCCTCTGGTAGATAGACCACTGGAACGGTGAAGGTCTGGAGTCCCACCGAGTTTGTGAATTGGAGAGTGGTTTTGTAGGAAGTGACATTATAGAAATCGCCCTGAGAAGTGAAGGAGGCAGAGAGGGGGGTATAGAAGGGAAGGGTGACACCCACCAACTGAGGGGCTTCCAGCACAAGAGAGTTAATCAAGACAGTCTTGACAGTGTAAGTGCCGTTCAACACGCCACCGTTGTTGAGGAATATCTTGTCCCCAGCGACAAAGAGACTGATGAGACTGAAAGGGTTAGAGGCAGGGGTGATGTCAATCGTCAGTTCCTTCGTGGCTGGAACAAAGGCATAAGAGAGAATTTTAAGGTTCGCATACTCCACATACTGTGTTCCACCATCTACGCTGAAAGTAGCAGAAAGGTTTCCACCAATGTAGTTAGAGGGAACGGCAACCGTAACTGGATTGTCGTTGCGACAAA